ATTTCATCCATTTCATCCGGAGTTTTTATTTTAAACTTATACAAGAAATCTTGGTTTATGTTTACACTCATTGACCTGGGTGATAGTTGACCTTCATGTTGATATGTTCTATCATACAAACTAATCAAAGAGAACATGATGCTTTTCCTTGCACCATTCTGTATGAATGAGCTTATTGTTTGTATTGTTCCCTTAGAGATCCTCATGTCATTAAGTAGTTGATGACAAATAAGGTTGTGTTTTAAATTCACAAAATTCCATAATATTTTTCTAGTGTTTTGGATCCTTTGAGTTGTTAAGGTTGAAGAAACTAGGTCAGTCCTTTCAATGTGGGTCAACATATCTGAGATGAGATCACCTGTTAATTCTGCCTTGATATCATCCAGCTCTACTGACATGAGGCCGTGGATGTAGTCAGTCATATCTTCAATTATTATATCTTTAATGCCTTCTTCACTCCGTATATCTTCCCAATTCCTTAGCCTTAGTCTATCAATTGTTTGCTGAGTTACCTTTGGTTTCATCACATGTATATCATCCATAACATCAAGACACTCTTCCCTAGTTTTATACAACACATTAAAATCTTGATTAAAAATGCCAAGTTTACATGATTTCATGAAAGACATATTGAATGCAACAAAATCCATTTCTTCAGTCGGAATAGCATATGTTGTGAGTAGACCCGTATCTAGTGACAATATCCTTCTTCCCTCTGACATCAACACTGTTCTATCTATGTCAACTTCAATGTAGCAACGATAGTACATTAAGGTGTCCATGACAGTTATTTTAAGTAATTCAAATCCATTCATCCCTCTTGTCTGTAAGATTTTGTCATCAACTATGATCCAACCACCACGTCTTGTCTTAGTTATAACACTATCCATTGAAACTTCAAGTAAATCACAAAACTCTTGCATCATGCTGAACAACAATTCTGGATCATCAAAGTCATTTTTGTATAATCTGTAGTGATTAAATCTACTTTCAAATTCAATCACCAATCTGTTTTTGCCTAGAAACATAACAATCTCAAAATCACCATAATATTTGCCTTCTTTAAACACTTGCCTCTTGGTCCATGAATGCATGATTATACCCACCTTGCCTGACCATGCTTCAACATTTGACATGAACCCTCTATCCAATGCACACATGAATATTCTTTTTTTGATCTTCCTGTTTAGAGAATTATCCTGAAGCAAAGTGTTTATCTCCTCTTCACTTATTTTACTCCATGGATCAACTTTTGAATTAACATGATTCAACATAGAACATATAAGGTGATTATGCGCCATGTATATTTTCTCATATGAGTCATAGTTCCTCTTAATCAAATTCACTTCAAAATTCCTCTTAGCTCTCATAGATGATGTAGTGTTTTGTTCCTCAAGAATGTTAAAGGTTTGTATTATGTCTTGTGAACCAGGACCAAATATAACACCTTTGAATGATCTGTCTCTCAGTGAAAATAATTTCAAAATGAGCAGCAGCACACCCTTAATCTTGTCTTTCCTTTCACCAGTGAAGTTGTCTAATGTCTCATCTAAGGTGTCTTTAATCATTGGGTAATGTATCTTGATAATCTCAAAATCCCTCCCAACTTTACTTTCTAGTTCAATGGGGATGTGTTTGTTCAGCCACTTATAAGACAATAAATCTTCAACACTTTGTGTCAGTTTTGAATGTACCTTGTGTGTGCTTAATGTTTGGATAGTGAGTATCTCAAATGGATTCCTTGCAACATAATCGAATTTCATTGTGTCATGTTGAGTGAAGACATCATAGTCTGGTCCTTTGGGGTAAACAAACCTCATTTGAGATTCAAAGTCAAAATCCACATTCTCTTTTAATAAATCTTGAACACATTCAAAAAAGGTTCTGGATTCATCATTTTTGGTTCCAGGTATATAGAACACTTTAGCTGATACTGTTGCAGATACTCTCCCATAATATATTGATGCAGCAAGATTCTTTAGTGCTTCTGCTGATCCAGTTGTGTATAATTTTT